GTAACCGCACGCATCTAGCCAACTTCAATCTCACCCGTATATTCTTCCGCTAGTCTGAACCTATCGGAACACTTACGCCCAGTGGTTGATCGCGTCTACGGCCCCGACGGCCTTAACGAGCGCCAACGCATCGCTGCCAACTTTCTCGCGCGCGGCACCACCATCCGTGAAACCGCGCGCAAGATTGGCGTCAGCGAAAAATCCGTCTACACCTGGCGTCAGCGCCCCGCCGTCCAGCAAGCCATCTCCCGCATTCAGCAGGAACTCCTCTCCGAGACCGGCGGGATGAACATCAGCACAATCCCCGCTGCCATCCAGGTCCTCGACAGCATCATCAACGACGACGGCGCCCGGGCTGCCGACCGCATCTCCGCCGCCCGCACGCTGATGAGCGGAGCCCAGGCCTACCAAGAGCGCCGCATCCTGGAGCGCCAAATCGCCGACCTCGAGCGACAGCTCCTCCGCCTCACGGCGCCCGCCGACGTCGACACCACCGCTGTACCTCCGCCGGCTGAAGACCTCGACCCCGACGACCTGCTGCTCCCCTCTGCCGACCCCGAGGACTTCGACAGCTGATGCCGTCCGTTTCCACCCTGCGCAAGCGCGTCGAACGCCTCCAAACCGAGCTAGCTCGCCGTCAGGCGCGGGCTGCCCTTTACGAGACCTCCACCGCTACCTCGCTGCCCACCGTCGACCGATGGCCGTCGTTCGCACGAGGCACCTGGATCCGCACCAGCGGCACCGTCGCCCCCTTTGATCCCTACGAGTACCAGATAGAGCTCATCCGCTCTATCAACGCCAGCCCCAACACCCTCGTCAACAAGTCCCGCCAGACCGGCGTATCCGAGACCGTCTGCAACTACCTGCTGTGCCGCGCCCTCACCGAGCGCGGCTTCGCTGCAGTGATCTTCTCGAAAACACAGCAGGACGCTTCCGAGCTTGGCCGCCGCGTGCGCGCCATGGCTAACAGCCTCCGTGGCGAAACCGTCCGCTACCTCACCGACAGCAACACGCAGCTCGCCTTTGAGGGCCGCGGCACGCTGTACTTCCTCCCCGCCTCACCCCGCGCCGCCCGCGGCATCCCGAGCTGCTCCGTCCTCTTCATGGACGAAGCCGCCTTCCTCGAGGGTGCCGCCGAGATCTACCGCGGTGCCATGCCCACGCTCTCCATGGTGGGCGACGCGGCCAAGGTCATCGTGGTCTCCACCCCCGACACCGAGCTCGACTGGTTCGGCCAGCTCTGGCATTCCGACGAGGGTGACTGGAACAAGGTCGCCATCCACTACTCGCAGCACCCGATCTACGGCGCTGACCCTGATTGGGCCCGCCGCACTCGCGAGTCGCGCCGCATGACGCTCGCGGCATGGAACTCCGAGTACGAGCTGCAGTTCGGTGCCACCGACACCCAGATCTACCCAAACGAGCTGATCACCCGAGCTTCTCGCGGACATTGGCGCGAGTGTGGTTCGATCAATCGCAGCTACGTCATCGGCATTGACCCCAACGCCGGGGGCAACGATTACTTCGTAGCAATGGTGCTGGACATCACCACTACGCCTTACGAGATCGTTGGTATGTACCGCGAAAACGGAAAAAGCACAGACTATAGCTTGAAACATGTAAAAACCTTGATTGAGGACTACATGCCGCAGCGCGTAATAGTAGAGAAGCAAGCGATGGGTTCCGTAATCGCCGAAGCGCTACAACATGTGTTACCAAACTACGCCATTGAGACGTTCAACACCAGCCGCGCGTCCAAGACCGTAGCCACCGACAGGCTTCTGTATCTGCTCGAGCGCGACGAGCTGGTATTCCCTCCCGGCATCATCGCGGACGAACTCCGCGCGTTTCAGCAGCAGGAAAGCGGTGCCCGTCAAGCTGTAAGTGGCGCCCACGACGACACTGTCATGGCGCTCGCCTTTGCGTGTTCGCTAATCCCCGAAACACCTGCTACTGCTAGCTTCTTCGACAACATCTAGCACCACCGCTACGCTCTAATCACCGAGAGCGTCGGCAGAGGAACGCCTCGCAGGTAACTCAGGCGGCTATCCATCCCTGAGTTGCTTCGCCTATCCACAGGCGGATGGCGTGTTCCCGGTGTGGCGACCACCAGCTCTGCTGTCTAAACCAATGCTGCCAGTCGAGCTCACTGCCTTTGGCTCGATTGCACGGAGCACAACAGCAGACCAAGTTCGCCCGGTCTGTCCGCCCTCCCCGGCACCGAGGCCGAACGTGATCCAACGTGTCCCCTGGCTGCCCGCAATAAGCACAAAGGGATCCCCAACTACTGAGGATCCCTTCGCGGAATTGCTGTTTGGCTTGCCGTTTGGTCAGGAGACTTGATCCATCGATCCGATGGTCAACCATGCCCTGGGAGGTGGCTGCACCAGCCTACCCAAGCATCCGGCTGTCAACTCCCGCACAGGTACGTTACCAGATACCACTATCGGTTACCAGATGCAGAATCACGTTACCAGATACAGATATCAGTTACCATATTCACTTGCATCTGGTAACCGATATCTATGATCTTTTGCTGCATACCGCTACTCTGAGCACAGCTCTCCCCGAGCCTGTTTGTGCTATGACCACTGCATCCTCAGACAAATACCGGAATGATGGTGCATTAGTTAATGCGCTAACAGGCCTAGGTGTACCCGCAAAAGATAAAACAACTGCTACAAGTGTCAGCTTTCAAACTCTGCTGACTGAAGCCGAACTCGAATCCCTATATACCAACGGCATCCCTCGTCGTTACGTCGACTGCATTGCTGACGAGATCCTGCGCCACCAACCGAGCATCGCCCTAGGCGGTGACGCCGCCGCAGACAACGCCGACCTTCTCACTCGGTTCAACCAGTTCCTTCAGGCCACACAGTTCCACTTCGCTCTCGCCGAAGTCATCAAGCTTCAGCGCCTCTACGGCGGCGCCGGCCTCGTGCTGCTCATCGACGACGGCGGCCAGCCTGATGAACCTGTCGAGCTGGGCCGCATCCGCGCTGTCCGCGGATACATCCCACTCTCGCGACACGAACTGATCCCCGAGGACTTCTCCATCACGGACTACTCCCGTCCTTCGCACTACCGGATCACCACGTCGCAGCGCATCACCCCGGATCAGACCAGCGGCTACGTCAACATCCGCGTCCACCACACCCGCGTAGCGCGCTTCGACGGCCTCTACCTGCCCTGGAATCTCCGCTCTCGCAACACCGGCTGGGGCCAGTCCGTCCTCCAGCTCGTCTGGAACGCCTTCAAGCGCTACGAGACCGCGATGTCCGGTCTCGAGTCGATGACCTCCGATTCAGACGTCTTCGTTCACAAGATCCCAGGCCTGTTCAACCGCATCGCCGCCGGCAATGAGTCCGACCTCCGCAAGCGCCTCGAAGCCAACAACCTCAGCCGCAGTGTCTACGGCGGCATGGTCGTTGACGTCGAAGAAGAAATCAGCTTCATCAACCGAGCACTGAGCAACATCGCCACAGCCACTGACCCCTTCATCAAGGATCTGCAGGCAGCTACCGGATGGCCCGCCTCCATCCTCATGGGTGATAGCCCCGGAGGCCTCGGTAAAGAAGGCCGATACGAAGAGCGTGTCTGGGCCTCTCTCGTTGAGCAGTGGCAGGAGGTCTACTGCCGCACCCCAATCACCGAGGTCTTCACCTACATCCTCGCCTCGCGCGAAGGTCCAACCCGCGGCCGCATTCCCGAATCCTGGTCCGTCCTTTTCCCCTCTGTCTTCACCCAGACCGAAAAGGAAAAGGCCGAGCTGCACCAGCTCAAAGCTGCTTCCGACGTTCAGTACATCCAGCTCGGCGTCCTGAACCCGCTGGAAGTGCGCGAGTCCCGCTTTGGCGGCACCGATTACTCGATTGATACAAAACTCAATGAAGCTGTCACCGAGCAGCTCATCGCCACCACCGACGCTCAATTCCAGTCGCAGATGGCGGGCTACGACGCCCAACTGCAGGCCGCCACGCAGCCTCCGGCCCTCCCCGAGGGCGAGGAAGAAGCCCCCGCTGAAGGCGGCGCTGTCCTACCCCCCGCTGAAGGTGGCCGCGGCGACTCCCTGTTCGCCGACGCCGACGGCCTTCGCATCACTATCACCCATCGCCATGGCGATATCGTCGCCGGCCCACTCGTCGGCCCCGACGGGCAACGGATCGACAGCAGCGCGGCTGCCCCTGTGCTGATCCTCGGCCCACACCGCACCCGAGTGCGCAAGCTCTACCGAGCCCGCTTTGCCCTCGACAGCGCTATCACCGACGGCCCCTACACCACAGGCTTCAACTCACTCCGCGCCGCCAAAGTCGCCGTTCAGCACTTCTTCCCCGGTCAGAATGTGGCAGGGCTATCTCCAGTGCCCGACGCCGAGGCTGACGCCTTCCGCGCCTACAACGAGGGCTACTGACGATGACGCCGCGCAACACCACTCCCGAAGGCTTCCGCACCGCGGCTTACCTAGCCACCAAGGCACGCCTCGACGCCCCCGCCCGCAGCCGCACCGGTAAAACTGCCCGCGCCGTCGACTGCAACCCACCCAACGTCAAGTGCGGTGGCCGCTGCATCCCGCCTAGCTGGGACTGCCGGCTCAAAGGTGAAGGTGTTGACCCTCACCTCCGCGCCGTACGCACCGACCCCGTCAGTGGCCTGGCCAACATCGAGCGTGGCGTCAAACGCCTCGGTAAAGGCGTGCGCAAGGGCAGCTTCTCCGAGATCGAGGGTGGTAAACGCTCCATCGTCCGGGGCATCGTTAAGGCCATCCCGGGCGACCTCCAGCGCAAGCAGGCGCTCCAGGCCCAACTCGAGCGCCGGGCCGGCGGCATTGCCCTCGGCCTAAGCATCGTCGGCTTCGGCCTCTTCAGCCACAGTCAGCTCAAGCGGGCACCCTTCTACCGGGACGGCGTTGGCCGCCAGATCGATGACGCCGTAGCCGCCGGCATTGGCCGCATCCTTGACGCCACCCCAGGTATCGCTGGAGCTCGCCGCGAACGCCGCGCTGCTGGTGCCGCCGCTGCCAGCGCTGCCGTCGCCCGCGCCGCCGGCGAAGCCGCCACGGGCCCGGCCGCCCTTCGCGAATCACTCCTCCGCACACCCACCGAGCTCGAGCGCCGCGCCACTGACTACGCCAACAGCCGCATCCTGCTGAATCGCATCAGCTCTGTCGACGTCGATGCCGCTGGCCGTGGCACCAACGCCGAAACCTGGCGCCAACAGAGCCTCGAGGCCTTCTGGGGCACCAAGCGCACCAACGCCGCAGGCGCCGGAGATGGCAGCACCTTCTCCGAGCCCGCTACCCATGAGTTCCTCTCGCGGCAGTTCGGCTTCCGCCTGGGCTCCGGCGCTTCCGACACTGACGTACGTCGGCAACTCACTAGCGCACTGAACCGCGAAGCGGCCAGCCTGCAAGCCCTGGCCCGTCAACAAGGCGTCAACCTCAACGACGCCACGCAGCGCAGCACTTTCTTGAATCGCCTGGTCGGACCCAGTACGGACAACTTCCCCGAGAACGTCCGCGAGCGCGCCGTCGGCAACCTCAACCAGATCCTTGGCGCCGCCCCTCGTAGCCGCGAAGCCGCTGTCAGCCGCACCGAGCTCGCCAATCGCCTGTACCGAGAGACCCGTGACGGGTTCGACCAGTACTTCGGCCGCATCGCCGACGAAGTGCGCCAAACCCCGGGCGCCGCTATGCCCACGGAGCAGCGCCGCGCTGGCTACGGCGACCTGATGAACAGCGCCCGCATCGGCCACTCCCGCTACCTAGCACAGCGCCTGGCAAAGCCCGCGAACGTCACCGGACGCATCGGCCAGGGCCTCAGCGACGCCATCTCCAAGGAGTACTTCGCCCGCCAGGTCAGCAAGAGCAGCACGTTCACACTCTCGGATCGCGAAACCCGGGTTGCCGCCTCCGAGCTCGCTGGTCGCGACATCACCAGCCTGAGCGACGCCACCCGCTACTTGCAGCAGAACGGCTTTGAGCGCCTGGTTCCGGTACAGACAGCGGGTCGCGCTGCGGCAGGCGCAGCTCCTGCAGCTACCACCCCACCCCGCGGCCGCCGCAGCGCCCAAGCGCAGATCACCGACCTTGCCCGCTCCCTGCGCGAGGCTGCTAAAGGCCGCGGCGAAGATATGAGCCTCGAGGCCTCCTACCGCGCCGCCCGCGCTGAAATAGCCCGCCGCCAGCGGGGTGACGCCCTCCGCGACGACGATGCCGGCAAACCCTGCGGTGCTTCGCACATTCCAAAAACGCATGAGTGCCGCAAGGGCGCCGGTGCTGCCCCCGAGAGCGGTTCAGCTTCTGGCCGTAAGGCCGCCACTGCTGCTGCCGTAGCTGCCGGCGCTGCCCTTGCCGTGGGCGGCCTCCTCGCCTACAAGCAACGCCAGACGCTGGTGCCTTCCCTCAGCAAAAGCGCCATCGATGCCATGTCCGCCTCCCAGGTGAAGGCCGGGTTGGACAAACTCCCCGAGCGCTTCCAGGGCCCCGCCCGCGAGCTCGTCGGAGGCGCAAAAAACGCCGCCGCCCACATGGCCCTCAAAGCCCAAGGCGGACAGATCCGTGCCATCGACGTCAAGAACAACTTCTCCACCTGGCAGATGCCCAACGGCACCCAGCTATCGGTCGGATCTATCGGCGACAGCCTGCTGACCTTTGGCTCTGAGCGCAAAGGCAACGTGGGTAAGTTCCCTCAGTACGGCCTCGGCTTCACCATCGACAGCAGCTACGACGCCAAAGGCGGCATGCCCAGCTCCCAGGCAAAGCAGTTGATCCGCACCACCAAGGCGATGTACCAGGCACAGCTCGAGATGCTCCCCGAGAACGCTGTCATGTTCGCCGTCCCCCACAAGGAGGACGGCAAAGGCGGCAAGCGCAAGTCCATTTACGAGGGCATGGGCTTCAAGTCCATCACGGGCCTCAAGACCGACCGCCTTTGGGCGCTAAAGAACCAGGGCAAGTTCACTGAGATCCCTGATGCTCAGATGGGCTACATGGCCGGCCTGATCCGTGGCGACGCGGCGGACAGCGCAACCAAGCCTGCTGCATTTAGCTGATGCAACTCCTTGAGCGCTACAACGCCGCCCTGCGCCGCTCCGAGGACGTCACCATCGCCCAGCTCAACCGCATCCTCGACAGCAGCTTCAACCGCCTACTGCGGCGCACCCGCATCCAGCTCCGCAGCGGAGCCCCCGCAGCTGACCGCAACGTCGCCCTACTGCAGGAATTCCGCCAGCTCATCCCCGCTTTCCGCCCCGACCGCACTGACGCCTATGACCGCGTGCTGCGCTCCCTACTCCGCAGCTCCGAAGGCCGGGGCGTCACCGTCGCCCGAGAGCTTCTCCGCAACTCCGGCTCCCAGCGCCGCCTGATCAACGTCTCCATTCCGATCGAGGCCACCGTGGCTGCCGCAGCCCAAGCCCGCGGCTACCTTGTGAAGCACGGAACTAAATTTGCATATGAAAGTTCAAATTTAGTTGCACAAGGTATAGCAGAAGGTCGACCAACTAATGATATAGTAAAAGACTTACGTCTACGTTTAAGCATAGTAAAGTCTAGAGCAGATGTGATCGCTAGAACGGAATCACTAAGAGCTTATGCGGCCGCTAGTAATCAGTACTACGCGGCCAATGGTATTGATCTCGTTCTTTTTTACACTACAAGTGATGACAGATCGTGTGCAGTTTGCGCAGCCAGAGCAGGCAGAATTTATAAAAGATCTGAGATTAAAGTACCCCTACATCCAAGGTGTAGGTGTACTCTCAGTCCTTGGGATGCAGAAATAGCAGCAATGGATCCAGACTATGCTTCATTACCGCGTAGACATAGAGAGGAGGTAATGAAGCACGCTGCTAGTCCTTTAAGCGATGACCTTACTAAGTCCGTGTTCGAGGCTCAAGCTCCAAGGCCTGCAGAGGAGGCCACTTAAGTGTTCTGAGTCGGTTCATGACAGTATTATAGTTTAAATTTAATTTCCGGCACCATACCACCGCAGGCAATGTAACATTGTCCACTGTAATTTTAATAGTATTTCGTTTGTTTAATGCCTGATCTTTCATAGGTATCCACATGCAATTATTTTTACAGTAGTTACCATGCACATCTATGCGTTCTATCGAGTAACCAGCTGGGCACACACCCATATCTTCTAAAAAATGTTCAAACTTTTCCCATTTAGGGTCGTATCCGATATCTTTATACGCAACTTCTTTACCGCAACGCTGTTTTAAACCTACCCAGGCTAGATGGGTACGTGATCTGTGCATACCATGTCGCCTAGATCTTTTACTAAGTAGCTCATTAGCCCAACAACCACAGCTTTTAGATGACCTTCGTTTTAGTGAGTTGCGTTGAACATTGCGTACCGTCCCACAGTCACATTTACACTGCCAATAGCGTCCTTTTGCTCTTTTTATGACGAGCCAACGCCCAAAGCGCTGACCTGTCAGGTCCAGTAGTCTTGACATGACGCCTCCAACTCAGGTTGTCCGGGGTCAGGGTGTTACCAGCACCGCTGACCTATCTATTCTACGGAGCTATGCCGCGCTTCCCCGCACTCACCGCGAAGAAGTATCCCGCGTAGCCACCATCGGCCCGGCCGACCTCAACAAAGCCGCAGTCTTTGAACAGTTCGCCCCGCAGCCCTTCGACTGATCAGCCAAGAAAGCGCCTTTTTGCCTTATCCAGCGCAACTGCTGTACCAGCACCCGCTACACCTGAAGGAAAGAACAGAGCAGCTGTAGTCATCCAACGATCGAGACAGGCATTAGCGCTACCCCTGTTGAGCACATTTGGGATCTCACAAGATCCGACAAAGAAAGCAGCAAAAACGAGCTGACCAATCAGCAATCCCGAGGCCGCACCACTCCCAGCAACTAAGCGAAGCAAGTTCATAACTAGAACAGATAGATGCTCTCAGCCTATCGAGCCCTATAGCACAAGGCAGCTACGCTGTGTGAAGCAATACTCGGGGCTCTACGCCATGCCCGCCACCACACGCCGCGCTAAATCCGAGGCCTACGAAGAAGGCATCCGCGAAGGCCGCGCCATGGCAGCTCGCGCCCGCAACATGGAATCCCCCGAAGAGGAAGAAGAGGAAGAGGAGGAGGAAATGGACATGGCCGCCAGCCACAGCCGTAAGCGCAGCGCTAAGGGCGCCAAACACACCAAGCCCGCTGCCGACGGCTACGGCAAAAAGCCCATGGATGCCGAGTGCGGCTGTAAGGGCAAGAAGGGCGCCAAGTGCGATGGCAACTGCGGCTCCATGCGCAAGCGCGGCGACTCACTGACACCCCTCGAGTACCTCGACGCCTGCGAGCTCGGCATCCAAGACCGCAGCCCTACCTACATCCGAGCTCGCCTCGATACCGCGGAGCGCCTCGACCTGAAGTGTGGCAAGGGTGCCATCTCCGAGGGCGAAAAGTGCACCAAGGGGCCCGCTACAAAAGCCGAACCCCCGCAGTACAAGCGCGGCACCGTCACCCCTAACACCAAAGCTGCACAGCGCCTACGCACCGCAGCCAATCTCACCAGGGCCGCAGGTGCTCTCGCTCCTTTGGCGGGCCTAGCCACCGGGAATGTGACCGGCATGGTCGCCGGTTTTGGCGCCGCTCGCACCGCATTCACCGCAGCCGGCGCCCTCAACACCGCGGCCAAAGCTCAAGAGACCAGCAGTGCTGCCGGCCGAGCTCGCTTGAAGAAGGAAGCCACCTTCCGCGCCATCAGCGCCGGTGGCCAAGCTATTAGCAGCGCCATCGGCGCCGCCTCCATGGCCCGCACCGCGCGCCGCAGCAAGCAACGCGCTTCCCTCGAGCGCATGTACCGCGGCCCCTCCGCGCAGCGCCCCCCGGGCCTCGACTCCGAATCTGCTGACGCCGAGTCCCGCATGGACCCCCGCGGCACCAAAGTCGCCGCCATGGAAGCCGAGCTCGCCAAGCAAGCCGCCGCTCGCGGCCTCAAAGGTGAACGCGCCGCCGCTTACATCTACGGCACCCTCAACAAGATGGGCTACAAGAAGGGCAGCAAGACCACCCGCAAGGGCGCTGCCAAGATGAAGCGCTCCGACTCCATCTGGGCCGCCGGTTTCGAGCCATGAACCTCACCCCCGCAACGCTGCGCTTCCGCGCCGACGCCCGCGGGGTCATCTTTGCTGACAAAAAGCTGCACGCCGCAGTAAAAGCAGAGGCCAAGCGCAAGTTCAAGATCTACCCGAGCGCATATTCCAACGCTTGGATGGTCCGCGAATACAAAAAGCGCGGCGGAACCTTCCGTAATGACGCCCTCGACAAGTGGTTCAAGGAAAAGTGGGTCCGCATGAGCAGCAGCGGCCGCATTCTCGGCCCTTGTGGTGACCGCACCGAGGGCGAAGGTAAGCCAAAGTGCCTACCTTCCGCCAAAGCTCTGGACCTTTCTCCTGCGGAGCGCCGCCGGCTCGTCGCGCGCAAGCGCCGCGAAGACCCACGCAAAGAGCGCACCGGCGCCCCTGTCATGGTGAGCTCCAAAACCGACGTCTGGGCCACTGGTTTCGACACCGAGGACGGCAAGAAGTACACCAAGGTGGTGACCAACCCCGAAACGGGCCGCAAGAACCGCATCCGCTATGGCGCCAAGGGCTACCGCATCGCCCCGGGCACCGAACGCGGCAATAATTACTGTGCTAGAAGTTTTGGCGACATGAAATCCGAGGGCTACAACTGCGCCGGCGCTGAACGCAACACCCCGCTGTGCTTGTCGCGGGCAAAGTGGCGCTGCTCCGGCAAGACCAGCCGCCGCGATGGAGCTCTCACGCCGGGAAAGTCCTCGGCCTAGCGCGAATCGACGCCCTTAAGGGCGGCAAGGGAAAGCCCTGCGGCGAGTCGCATATTCCTCGCACGCATAAGTGCACTAAGAACGCCAGTGCCCCTAACGATTTAACTAAAAACCAACAGAACTTATCTAAATGGATCGCTGCAGGCGTTAGTGCTGCAGCAGTCGGAGGAATCGCAGCTATTCTTTACGGACAAGCTAATAGTAAACAGAAGATTCTACAAGGGGCAAAATTAAAACAAGAAAGTGCACGCGCGCGCAGGCGGGAAGAGCATGACGCTATCTATAACTACGTTTTATCCAGCTATGGATTAAACAGAAAGCTGCGCACAGATAAAAAACTTGATGAAAGAGACAGCCTTATCAAACAAGGTCTAGATAGCTGGCTTTCAGACGCCACTACACAGAAAGGCGTATTTTTTCGTGGTATACCGGGCACCAGCAAGTCTGAATGGGCCAACTTAAAAGCAGGTGACCGAATTAGTGATAAAGCCTATGGAAGTTTCAGCCGTAGCCGTGACGTGGGAACGTCTTTTGCAGAGAGCTCACTCAATGGCAAAGAAGTACCGGGTGTGCTCATTGTCGCTCGAGGCAGCTTGGCTCGCGTGCCCTATCACATACACAGTCGCTACGGTAAATCACTCGTCAAGACTATAGAAAAAGAAGAAGAATACCTAACAAAAAGAAACACTACATATAGTGTCGATAGAGTGCGCAGCATACAGATGCGATACAGTGTCAACCCTACAACAGGAGCCGAAGTTCGTAGCTCTACCGGAGACAAAGTTAAAACCATTAAAGTGATATTCGTTGATATTTTAGGTAGCTGATCTAGACTTGGGTATCCCGCGAGCTTAAATCGCAGTGGCGCTGCCCTGTCACCGTCTACTCTGTCCCTCTAGTCGTTTATCAACGTCTAGGCGGTCCGCAGCGGCAGGCTGCGGTGAGGCCCTGGTGCGTGAGCCTTAGCCACCTGCCACCCCCTTGAACGCCCCTAGCCTGATAGCAGCAGCGCTATCTACCCGTGGGCCAACGCATCGTCAATAACGACCGCTACGAACTCGAGTACGTCCGTGGCGACGTCGAATATCCCGTACCCGTCCTCGCTAACACCGGCACCAGTGGTGACGCCTTCGGCCGTCTCCGTACAAGTTCGCCCTTCACCATCTTCGATAGCCAGCATCGCTATCAAGAGAACGACAAGTGGGACACAGCACTAAATGGCGGCGGCTCTAAGACCTACGCCGCCAACGAAAGCTGCGTCAATCTCACCGTCCCAACAACCTCTGGCGCTTACGTCTACCGCGAAACCAAGCGCGTCTTCCCTTACCAGCCCGGTAAATCGATGCTGGTGATGACGTCCTTCGCTTTCGCCGCGCCTCGAACCAACCTGCGCCAACGCATCGGCTACTTCGGCACCCAGAACGGCATCTATCTCGAGAGCGATGGCACTGCTACCTACCTCGTTCGCCGCAGCTACGTCACCGGCGAGGTCGTCAATACCCGCATCGCCCAGGCCGACTGGAACAACGACAAATTCGATGGCACCGGCCTTTCCGGCCGCACTCTCGACCTCTCCAAAACCCAGATCTTCTGGATCGACATCGAGTGGCTCGGTGTCGGCGATGTCCGCTGCGGCTTCGTCGTCGATGGCCGCATGGTCATCGCTCACACCTTCCACGGCGACAACATCAACACAACCAGCTACATGACGACTGCAATCCTCCCCCTACGCCAGGAGATCGAGAACACAGGAACTATTGCGACCTCAGCTACCGCAAAGCAGATCTGCAACACAGTCGCCTCCGAGGGCGGATACGAAGGCTTCAGCCGTCGCTACAACATTGCAACGGGATCTACCGCCGTAACGCTTACGACGGCCGGCACCATCTACCCAATCATGGCGCTGCGCTTAAACAGCACCCGTTTAGATAGTGTAGTTGTCCCATCAAACTTAAATGCAGCTGTCGAACAGACGACCAGCAACAAGCTAGACATTGTCCAGTACCACGTTTTGCTTAACCCCACAATTACAGGAGGTACATGGGCTACTCACAGCAATAACAACGTCCAGTACAACACCACAATAACCAGCTTCACCGGTGGTACCGAGATCGCAGGTGGCTATCTCACAAGCTCTTCTTCACTAGACCTCGGGAGCATTACAGACTTCAATTTCCAGCTCGGTCGCACCCTTGCTGGCGTAAGCGACACCCTGCTAATCGCCGCTACCCCCACCAACGATGCCGCCAAGCTGTTCCTCGACCTCGCGTGGTTCGAGATTGTCTAGATATCCTTTACTAATTCCTGCAACCTAACATCGTAGATCTCGCTCAAAGCTATCAGCTTCATAACTGACACCTCTATCTCTCCTTTTTCTAACCGCGAATATGCAGCTTGGCTAACGCCTAACCTCTCTGCAACTTCAAACTGCGTAAACTTATGGTATTCCCTAAGCGCTCTGATACGCCGACACAACGTCAACTGCCTATGAATCGCCAAGTGCTGTAACCGCTCTGTGCATAAAGCTAAGCAAACGCACAAGAACCGGTAAGCTCTTAAGCATGGAAACATCAGTGTCCAGGTACGACTTCGCTCCCATCACGGGCAGCGAAACCACCCCCGAGGGCTACCTCCGGGTTTGGTGTCGCGCCGCCCGCTCGGGTACGCAGCTCTACCGCCGGTCTGATGGCTCCCAAGTCCGCGAATACCGACCCCCTGAGGAGGTCAGTAACCCGGACTCCCTCTCCACGTTCGGCATGAAACCCGCAACGTGGGGTCACCCACCGGTTCTTCTCGACTCCGCCAACACCAAGCAGTACCAAGTCGGCTACTCCGGTAGCCAAGTTCGGTACAACGACGGTTTTGTCGAAGTCGCACTCGTTGTCACCGACGCCGATGCCATCGAGAAGATCAAGCGCAAGGATGCCACCGAGGTATCTGCCGGCTACAAGGTCGACTTTGACCCCACCCCCGGAATCACCCCCGAGGGCGAAGAGTACGCCGGCGTTCAGCGCAACATCCGGGTGAACCACATCGCCATCGTCCCCCGCGGCCGGGCTGGCCCGGAGGTACGACTCTTGCTCGATCGAATGGATGCAGCGGATGCTGTAGCCGCCTTCCCCGAGCACGAAATGGCGCCCCAGTCCAGTTCAACTGCATCTCCCGTTATGGCAACCGTCAAACTCGACGGCCTGGAGATCGATCTGCCCGCAGAAGCAGCCAGCGCGGTCCAGTCCTACTCCCGGGACATGGGGCGCCAACTGCAAGCACTCACCACCGAGCGCGACGAGCTTGCCACCAAGCTCGACACTCTGCAGGCCGACTTCGACGCTCTGGCCTACGACAAAGAGGCCGCTGAAGGTCGTGCCGATGCACTCGAGGAGCAGCTCGCTGCCTCCGGCGACGCCCGCATCGACACCGCCGAGCTCGACCAGCTCGTCGCCGAGCGCCTCGCGACCCTGCAACGCCTCGCCCCCGCGTTCACCGAGGACTTCAAGTTCGACGGTATCGACGACGCCTCCCTGTACGTACAGGCTTTCGAGAACCTCACCGGCTCCGCACCTCGCGACGACGCCGAACCCGCCTACATCCAGGGCGTGGTTGAAGGCATCCTCGCCGCCCGTGCTGACGCCGAAGGCGACGAAGATGGCGACCCCGAGGACGACGACTCCGAGGATGCCGACGGCGAAACCAAAGAGGACGCCGATTCCGATCGCGCCGACAGCACCGCCACCCTGCGTGACGCGCTGAAAGGTGCCGGCCGCTCCACCGACAGCCCCATCGCTGCCTATCGCAGCAAGGTGACTGACGCTTGGAAACGTCCCCTCACCGCTACCAAGTAAGGAGTTCCTTCCAATGGCCGTATCTTTCACCCCTACTGTCGTCAGCAACCCGACCGGCGCTCAAGGCAGCTACCCCCTGGAGCTGACCGTGGGCCACGAGGGCATGATCGCTGACCTGCAGGCCTATGTGTCCCGCAGCTACTACAACCAGTCCGGCGTTGCCATCCCCTTCGGCTCGCTGGTCGCCACCGACAACGACCCCACCAGCAACGATCCCTTTGCTGTGCTGCTGGCAACCAGCGGCACCGGTGTCGTGGGTCTGGCCGTTGACGGTCTGACCTTCGAGGGCGTTGGTGGCAGCTCTGCCTACACCCCCAACCCCACCAACGTCATCGGTGACGGCTCCCTTCGCGTGGGCTACCCGAATGGCCAGACCATGAACGTCGTCTCCAAAGGCGTCGTCTGGGTCTACAGCACCGCCGCCATCGCCCTCGGTGATGCTGTGCGTTTCTTCGGCGTCGACCACTCGTCCACCGTCACCGGTGCCTACGTGGGTCGCTTCACCAAGACCGCCGTGGCCAACAAGACCTTCGCCATGACTGGCGGGGCTCGCTGGCTGTCTGAAACCAGCGGCGCCGGCCTGGTCCTCCTCGAGATCGACATCCCGGGGATCACCTTCACCGCCGACACCTGATCCCGGAGCCCCATCCCATGACCACCGACATCCGTAACGACTCGGTCGGCCTCTTTCTTGCTCGCGAGCTGGAGTCCATCCTCGCTCGCGCCTTCGAGGTTGAGTACGCCGACATCAAGTACAGCGCCGTCATCCCCGTCTCCTCCGAGGTCGGCAACGGCGCTGATTCCTTCACCTATCGCGTCTTCGACAAGCAAGGCTCGATGAAGGTCATTGGCGACAAAGCCCAAGACCTGCCCCGCGCTGACGTCCTCCGCAAGGAAGTGACCCACCCGGTCCGCAGCCTCGGTGCTTCCTTCGCCTACACCGTCCAGGAAACCCGTGCCGCCTCCATGGTGCCCGGTATGAACCTGGAGCAGCGCCGCGCTAACGCTGTGCGCCGCGCCTACGAGGAGAAAGTGCAGGAGATCGCCTACTTCGGCGATGCCCCCTCCGGCATGAAAGGCTTCTTCAACAACAACCAGGTGGACAAGCTGGTGCCGGACCACTGGTTCGACACCGCGGACATCACCACCGACGAGATGCTGCAGCTGCTCAACGAGCCCGCCACGCGGATCGTGCAGAACAGCAACATGAAGGAGATGCCCAACACGATGCTGGTGCCCTACAACGTGTACCGCATCATCTCCACCACCCCGCGCAGCACCACCTCCGACACCACGGTGATGGAGTTCTTCCTGCGCACCAACCCGATGATCACCGCGATCGAGCCCATCAACGAGCTCGAAGCTTCCAAGTCCGGTGGTGTCCTGTCCAAGGACCGCGTGATCTGCTACGACCGCAGCCCCGACAAGCTGCAGCTGCACATCCCGCAGCCCCTCGAGTTCTTCCCGCCCGTGCGCGCCGAGCTCGAGTTCACCGTCGCTGCTCACGCTCGCATCGGCGGCCTCGCGCTCTACTACCCCAAGAGCGCCATCGTGCTCGAGAAAGCCTGATCCAGGCTGCGCGCTTGCTTTGTTGGCTCTTTCACCTTTCTGATCATGATCCTCGTCTATCGCCCCGAACTCGAAAGTCCTCCCATGGACCCCGAGTGCACGATTGGCTTCTCCTTTGTCCAACACACAGGACAACCGGAAAGCATCCAGGTGAAGTCCGGTGTCAACCGCGGCTTCCCCGAGAAAGTGTGGGAGCAGATCAAGGACTACGACGTCGTCAAGAACATGCTGAAACTCGGCGCCCTGCGCGTCGAAGAGGATCAGGCCTTCGTGTCCGATCCTGCAGCAGCCGCTGACTTGGACTCCATCGCAGACATGCCTGTCACGCAGGCACTCCGTCTCGTGGAGGACAGCTTCGATGTCGCCCAGCTCCAACGTTGGGAGTCAGGTGAGCAGCGGATCCGCATCCGCAACGCCATCAGCAAGCGCATCTCTGCCATCACAGAGGGTAACGGCTAATGGCTGTCCCCACCTCCAGTGAGTTCCTTACCCGCTTCCCCGAGTTCGGCGAGCTTTCGCTCCCCGTAGTCCAGAGCGCCCTCACGGAGGCTGGCCGTTCCACCCCTGCGGCCAACTGGGGCACCGTTCACACCGAGGCCGTCAGCAATCTGGCGGCCCACATCCTCTCCACCCGTGTCATGCAGATCGGCCTTCAGGTCGGTAGTCAGGCAGGCCAGCCCCTCGGCACCGGTCTGACCGCCAGCTTGTACGGCCAGGAGTACGAACGCCTCAAAGGCAACCTCGCTCTTTCTGGATTCGCGCTGTAGTCATGGCTATTTCCGCCGCCACGATCGCCAGCTACGCCCCCTGGGGCAATGCCCAGTTGGCATTCGAGGTTGGTGGAACCACGCTCACTACGGACGCCAGCACGGGCAACACGGTGCAAACCGTCGAGACCGTCGAGTACCTGGCTGCGCTCAAACTCGAGGCCCCCTCGTGGGATGGCCAGCCAGGAGCCGACAACTCGAGCTACCGCTGCAGCGGGCGCCTGCTTAGCCCCGATCGCCTGGACCTTCGGATTACCAACGGCAGCCAAGCGGAAGCCATCATAAACGGCTACCGCGGCCGCTTCGAGCTCGTTTTCGATCTCGATATGGATGCCGCTGCCTACCAGGACATCCGCCAGTCCATCCAAGGCACGTTCCGTGTCATCGGAGGCTTCATCAATGGCTAGACGCCCCCTCGATGCGCAGCTCCGCGCTGCCACCGCCCAGGCGACCCAGCAGCTTGCCACTTGGCTAGACACCCGCTTCACCGCGGAAATCTCGTCAGCCAAGTGGGACTACCCCACACCTCCGAAGGTGCGGGACATCGTGGACACTGGTCGCCTCCGCGCCAGCCAGACTCGCACCGTCAACTCTGACGGCTCGATCACCTTCACCTGGCCGGTGGAATATGCCGCCCAGGTCCACGAGGGCGGAGTTGCCATCACCGGCCTCCGCTTCCCCGGCCGACCTTGGACTAAGGCTCCTCTTGAAGGAGCCCCGGCCCAGTTCGACCGCTTCCTGCGCAACGCTCTCCGCGCTGAGCAGTCATGACGATCTCAACCAGCTGCCCCGAGGTGCGCTCGCTGCGCACCACCATCGAGCGCTACATCCTCGATCTCTACGAGGTCGATGGCACCACGCTCAAGTCGCAAGCCAGCTGGCCCGGCTACTACACCTTGCCCAACAACACCCGCATCCCCGCGGTCTACGTCGTCGGCGAGGCCATGGTTCCCTCCAACTGGGCTGTAACCGGAATCGAGTGCACCATCACTGATGTACCCGAGATCGTCTCTCCCGGCTCCGTCGGAGCCATCCTGTCCTTCGAGCGCTGGCCTGTTCGTTTCACGAATTACGGCACCCGCAAGGGCACTCGCATGCCGATCTCTCTGCTGGACATCAGCAGGCGCCTGGCACGCACCTTCCCCCGGGATAGTGCTACGCACACTCCCCGGACCGAGGCCACATACGAGGCCTTGACGGTGTCCATCTTGGGCCCCGTTCTGAACCCCCCGATCCCATAAGGAGTCCCAACCATGGCCGACTACGCCATCGGGCTGTCGTTCCACAAGGCTCACCGGACCCTAGTCCGCGCCGTGGACCTCAACCCTCCCTGCCGCTACTTCGCGACCCGCGACACTGCTGGCATGGTCACCCTGCCCACCCTCGACGCCGGTTCCCGCTACGTCGAGCTCCAAGGTGTCAGCAGCACCACCTTCGCCATCAACGACAACAACCAGGAGTTTCGTCTCCTTGGGGACAATGGTTGGAGCGACTCGCTGATCACCGGCTCCTCTGTGCAGGCCTCGGTAACTGCCTACTTCCTGAAGGACACGGCTATCCCTGCCGGCCAGAACTGCCCCGTGTTCCGCGGCAACTACGAGGAAGGTTTCGCCCTCATCGAAAAGGCCCGCTACAACAAGGACTACGAGATCTACGTCGAGTTCCTCAAGGAGCTGGGCCAGGCCAACGGCACCTCAGGCAACTACATCTACGACTTCACCGGCTTCAACGCCGTCGTGATGAACTACAACGAGAACCTCACCGCTGAGGGTCTCACCGAGGTCTCCTTTGACCTCATGTCCCGAGGTCGCCCCGTCTTCGGCCGCTATGACGCCGGTGCAACCGCCATCGCTTTCGGTGGTGTCCAGTCCAGCCTGCTGTTTACTGCACCTGATTCTGGTACGCGCCGCTATGCAGTGGTGCCGGCCAACAATGCAGACAGCATCGTTGTTTCTAACAACCTCACTGTGACCTACACCAGTGATGGCAGCACAGCGCTGACTCAACTGTTCCTGGGGCAGACAGACGGTAGCGGCTTCCGCCTCGAGGACGCTGCTACTGGTACTCGGGTATCGGCCGCGGTATCGCTGGCCAGCAACGTGGTCACCATCAACCCCTCCGCCAACTTGTCCGCTGCCACCATCTACCGCCTCCGTGTGGAAGATGGCGCCATCAAGCAAGCTCTGGATGGCAGCGGCAACCCCTCAGCAACTGGTGTGCTGTTCCCCCTCCAAGGTTTCGAGACCCTCTTCAAGACGGCCTAAGGGTCAGACTGAACTCGAGCCAACCACTCAGCCCCGCCAACGCGGGGCTTTTTTGTCTTTCGTCCCATGCAACACGACCTCTTAATGGACGCAGCCCACATGGTGTATGCAGTGAACTGCCAAGTACAAGGCGACACCCTTCACTGCGGCGCCTTGTACCTGGAGCCCCTGATCCCGTTCAAATCTATACGCTTAGCGTATGAGGCTGCTAGCGTGATGATTGAACTACCTGACGAGCTCGTAAACCAAGTTGAGCCTTTCAGGTCTTGGTCCATCGATCTCCCCATCGCTGATGTCTAAGTACGCGTCGCTCCTGTTCTCCCCCGAGGAGTACCACGAGATCGGCCCTTTCCGCTTCCCCGTTTACCACGACCTTGTACCAGGTGAAGCTAAGGGCATTGAAACGCTAAGCCGTAAGCAATCTAAGTCGACATTCCGCTCTATTAAGCTTGCGCAACGCATTGCTAAAGACAAAGGCATAACAACCAAAGAAGCTATTGACCTACTCGGCAGCTCCGCCGAAGAAAACCAAGAGCTGCTCTACGACTACGCCGCTGACCTAGAAGAGCTGCAGCGTGACTCCGTCGGCGCTGTCGAACAGCAGATCGCCTTCGTCACGCTCTTCATGCAGTACCGCGGAGAAGCCAAGCTGCCCCGAGCCAAGGACTGGCAAAAGCTCGAGGACTGGACCGAGGCCGACACTGAAGCCATCCCCACTCGCCTGATGGAGCAGATCTTCGAGCTCCTCACCTGGGAACGCGACGGCTGGCCCACCCCTGCTGAGGGAAACGAACCGGAAGCGGAGCCCGAATTCAGCCCTCCCCCGAGCAAAGCCTGAAAAACGCTGAGGACACGCTCCGCGCACCCTTAGCCGACTGGGACCAGATTTACTTTCGAGTGCGGTCGTCTCCAGTCGGCGGCGACTTCACCCCGGAGCGTTTTCTCCGCACGCCAATCAGCACAATCCGCTGGCTGCTGCGCCAAATCGACGACCTCGACCGAGGCCGCGCTAACACCGCCAGCGTCAGCACCGCACGTCTGACTGCTGTACTGATCCAGATTGCGCACGGTTTCTCCGGCTCCAAGCGAGCCGCCCCAAAGGTGCATCCCCGCGACTTCTTGCCTTTCCCCGACTGGAAGCCCGCATCCGAGGTGGCCGACGGCCCCGACGCACCCACTAAGTTCATTCTCTCCGAGCTCGTGCGCACACGCCGCATGCCGTTGCACGTCTACGCCGCTCTTGCATCCGGTGCCTCCGGAGCTCCGTAACATACGAGTAGCGCGTATCGGCCCGTGTCTGACTTTCGGCTCAACGTAATAGCTGAGACTCAGGCAGCTGAGCGAAAACTGCAGCAGGTAGATAAACTCGCTACTGCGGCTACAAAGTCGCGTAAATTTAGTATTGATCTGAGAAGTCTAAACAAAGACTTTTCAAACATACAGAACGATATTAAGGCAGCCAGCAATAACATACGTACCTTCTACTCCATCAGTAAGAATATACCTGGAGTAGGAGATAAAGTTCGCGAGTTCGAGAGCCTAGCTAAGACCACTGCAACCACAGCAAAACAACAGTTTCAGTTCGGTGCAGCTCTTAAGGAAAGCGCCCAGGCAGGCAGCATTCTCTCGCGCTCACTCACCGTCGCTGGCACCGTCGGTGGCCGGCTAATTGACACACTCGCCAAGATTGGCTTCGCCACCTTCGCCCTCAAAGAGGCCGTCGGCGTCGTTCAAGCCGCATGGAACGGTTTCTTCAACAACACCATCGGCCGCGAGATCCAGCTCCGCGAGACGATCCTCAAAACTCAAACGACGCTCGCGTCTACAAACCGAGTCTTTGCCGGTGGTAAGGAGATCACAGATCCCTACCAGAAGATCGTCTCACTGACCGGTGCTGTCGCAGAGCGCATCGATTCCATCCGAGAGCGGTCCATCGCCCTTGCCGGCGTCACCTCGAATGACGTCATCGAGGTCTTTGGCATTGTCGCCTCCCAAGTTGGGCAAATCGGCGGCGGGCTCAAGGATGCAGAAGACCTCGCTATCAGCTTTTCTGCAGCTCTTGGCACCTTCGGGCTACCACTGGAACAGGCCCGCCAAGAAATTGGATCGATTCTTCGGGGGGACGTAGGACCAGATTCATATCTTGCTCAGGCACTCGGGATTAATAGTGCAGACATTGCGCGCGCGAAAACCGAGGTCGGAGGCGTTGTTAAGTTTCTAGAAACGAAACTTGCGGCTTCTGTAGCTGGGCAGGCCATAGCCGCTCAGGGCTTCGCCGGTGTCATCTCCAACATCGCTGACCTCGGTGAACTCATAGGCCAGAACTTCGGCCGCGGCCTTCTCGACCCCCTGCTTGCCGGCCTGACCAGTGTCTTCGAGACCCTGTTCAAGATCCGCACCCAGATCTTCGCCATCGCCGAGGGCGCCGGCCAAGCCATCGGCCGCGCCGGGCAGCTCGTCGTCGGGCTCACCGCCGGCCGCACCGGAATCGGCGCCGGCGACCCCTCCCGCGCCGCCTCTGCCGCTGCCTCCGTCGCGCAGCAAGGCTTCAACCAGATCGAGCTTGTCGCTCAGCGCACCGTCGGTGCCCTCACGCAGGCCATCGAAGCGTTGAAGCCCACCGCGCTGATCCTGGTCGATGCCTTCCGCAACATCGCCGAGGCCTTCGTCCGCATCAAGGTCGGCACCTTCGAGGCTCTCGCATCTGCCCTGGCCAACATCGCCAGCGTCGTCGGCGCTATTTCGCAGCCTCTGGCGGGCCTCTTCAACCTCTACTCGCGCTTCCTCAACACCCCCGCCGTCCAGTACTTCTCCGAGGTCGCCGCAGTACTCGGTCTCCTCAAGCGCGTCGGGCTCGACGCCGCTACACAGCTCGTACTCTTCGGCCGCTTCATCGTCGGCGCAGTCATCCCCGCCATCGGCGGCCTCGGCACAGCTCTCGCCGGCCTGGTCGGTGCCATCGCCGCTGTCGTCTTAGCCGTCGGCAAACTGATCGTCCTCTTCGCTGGCCTGGCCACTGCACTCGTAGGCCCAGCCGCCGCTATCCCCGCTCTGGCAACCGGCCTCAAGGCGCTATCGGTTGAGCTGCTCACCGTAGGCAAGCAAGCTGTCACGTCAGGCACTCAACTGAACGGCCTCGCTGCTGGCTTCCGTGGCCTCGGTGCCGGAGCCAAAGCCGCTGGCGCATCAATCCTGGCCTCTCTGGGCTGGGTTCTCGTCATCCAAGTCGGGATCGCCGCCATCATCGATGCCTTCGGACGCTTCCAGCGTGCTCAGGAGGATCAGCAATCAAACGCCCGAGCCGCTGAAGCTCTGCGACGGCTTCAGACCACGTACAAAGATGTAGGGGATTCAGCTGATAGCGCTACAAAATCCGCTCGTGACTTTGAGCAGGCCATCGTTAACGCCAATTACAGCCGCAATATCGATCAGCTAGAAGAAGTACGCAAGAAAATTAACCAGATTCGCTACGAACTCAAACCCGGTATCCAGAGCTGGGGCGAATTCTGGGATGCACTCTCTGGCTCCGAGGTCGGCCGTTTCGAGGAACGTTCTCGGCGAGTACTCGGCAGCCTGCTCAAAGAGGAAGCCAAGATCAAAGCCGAGCTGCGTGGCGTAGACGCTCAACGCGACCGTGAGCAAGCGATCAAGGACATCCAGCTCCAAGCACAGAACCGAACCAACCTCGAGCGCGAAATCACTGACCTGCGCCGCCAGCTCGAGAACGACCTATTCCAGCAGCGCGAAGCCTTAGCCCAGAAGGAAGTCGACATCTTCCGTGCCGCCGGCGAGCTGCGCATCAAGCAGATCGAGAAAGCCAACGCCAAGCTCATCGAGGGCGAAGAAGGCGCATCCCGGGCTGCCCTCGAGGCTCTCAACAACTACATCGCCACCCGTGAGCGCGGCGAGCTCGAGATCGAAGCCGCCAAGCAGACCATTGCCATTGAGGTCACCAACCTCGAGAAGGCAATCAGCGACTACCGCTACGACACCGAGAAGAAGATCGCCGAGCTCCGCAAAAAGTCCGCGGACTACGAGCGCGATTCAGCTGACGCTCGGCGCCGAGCAGGCGTCGCCGGACCCGCCGCACCTACAGGACCTAGCGGAGCCCTCAGTCAGCTCATCGGTGGGCACGAAAGCTACGGAGGAAACTACGGAGCGTTTAACCGAGGCGGTAGCAATCAGGGACATACAGCGCATGGCAGCGGTATAGATCCAAACCTAGTCAATATGACGATCGCTGAGATTCAGCGAAGGCAACTAGCGCCCAATGTGCCACGCAATCAACAGCTACATGCTGTTGGTAAATATCAAATTATTGGCTCTACTCTTCGCTCTTTAATGAGCGGAGGCTATGGCCCCACTGGTGTTTCTCCCTCAGACAAGTTCAGCCCAGCAGTACAGGAGAAACTGTTTGAAGCCCTGGCTCGTAATCGTGTTGTCCCCGGCGACATCGCAGCCACCGAGCGCGGACTCAAACAGGAGTGGATCGGACTCCAGTATGCCGACCCGCGCAAACTTCGCGCCGCAACACAGCAACTGATGGGAGGCGGCGCAGGTGCTGCTCCCGCTGCATCCGCTGCAGCTGACAACTACGCCACTGCTGTTCGCAGTCTCGCCGGCGCGATGGAGCGCCTCCGCTCATTACAGGCAGCGCTCACCGAGGCCAACACAGCCGAGGCGTTTGACGAGATCGCAAAAGCCGCCTTCCCTCAGGTCGCCATCGAGCAGTACCAAGATCAGCTGCTCGAACTGCAGGCCAATTACGACGCTCTCGCACGTAGCGATTCTGCAACCTTTAGCCCCGAGCGCGCCGCTCTCGAATCCAACCTGTTTGCTCAGCGCGCTACTGCTGCACGTGAGCTCCAACAGATCCTCGACGGTATTGCTAAACAGACAAAGCTGAGTGACACAGAGCGGACTCGTGCAATAGAAGCTGTAACCGCTAAGCATGCGCAGTACCTACGGGGTCTGGACCAAGAAGCGCTACTTAAACAACGCATTCTGTCAACTGAACAAGCTACAAACTTCATTCAACAGATGCGCGGGCAAGCTCTCAGTATTTACGAAGATATAGAAGCACTCAAGTTACGTAACCGCTTACAGGCAGAGGGTGTTGCACCTGAGTTAATCGCGGCTGAAGTAGCCAAGCTCGGTATTCAACGCGAAGTAAACCGTCTCACAACGGAACTCAGTGCGCAGCTGACTACAGAGCTCGCACTTCGCAACGAGATCCAACAAAAGATAGAAGCAACCTCCGGTACCGAAAAGGCCGAGTTAGAGAAGCGGCTCGCGGACGCGCTGGCCACCATCGAGCGCTTACGCAAGCAGATCGCAGGTGTCGGAGCGGCTGGCAGCGCCGTCGCAGGAGCCGAGGGGGCCCGAGCACAAGCCGCCACCGAGCCCGGTACCCGCATCCAGGGCTTCATTGGAGATGCCCAGCGCCAACTACAAGACTTAGAGGGCGTGGCTATCAGAGTGTCTCAAAGTATAGGAGATGCTGTCGGTAACGCATTAACAAATGGTATAACTGGACTAATCGAGGGCACGACAACAGCAAAAGAAGTATT